AGCTTCAATTCTAACTTCATCAACTGTAGAACCAGGAGTTAAAACAACCTCTTGATTGCTAACATCTTGTTTATAATACCATTGCGGAGGAACATTTCCACCTACTTGATGATAATAAACTTTTGCCGTTCCTTCTGTAAAAATAGCTATTTTACTAGAAACTGCTATTTCTTTTTGACCTAAAGGGTTTACTTTTCCCATTTGATTTTCTCCTTAATTTACAACTTATTCAATAAAACATACCCCCCGAATTAACGGGGGATGTATTTAATTATTAGGTTTGGCTAAAAATAATTATGCCAGTCATTTCAGGCTGTTTGTTAACAACTCCATAAAAAGTGTCTAAACGATATTTAGTTTTCATAGTATTAATATCATATTGTTTTTGCATAACTAATTCTAAACCTTGATCAGTTGTTCCACGCATTACTTTAGCCCCTGAATCTGTAGGAACAGCATAACGACCAGGCAATAGCTCAATAGCATCTTTTTGCCAGAATGGATTAATTGGTGCAGCTGCAACATTCAAGAAAACAAGAGCGGCTCCATTAGCAGGAGTAGAGTCAACATTTTTATATTGCAATTCTGCAGCAGTTCCGCCACCACCAGAAATAATTGGTGGGCTAATTTGAATTGTTCCAGTTCCGCCACCACTTGCTAATAATGAAGTTATACGGAATGTTTTCAATTGTCCTGTGCTATTTTTAGTAATGTGATGAACGGCATTAACATCAGCAATTGTAAAACAATCGCCTACCGCTAAAGTTCCAGAACCTACAGTAACGTCAATTTCTTGATATCTGTTATCAACGTTTGATCTTTCACCAGTTCCACCAGCGGCCACTCTTGATGCTTCTGGGGTATAATATTGGTTTGCACCATTAATTACTACACTAGATGCACCAGCTGCAGAAATGCTATTAGCATAATCGAGCTTATAAGTTTCAAAACTAGCAATAGTACCAACATAAGCTTTTTCATAAGCTGTTAATGTTTTGTCTCTTAAAGTTTCTCTGGATGCTAAATTACTAGCCATGCCGTTATAGTCACGAGTTGACAAAGCTAAATAACGGTCAAAACTATTAACACCTTGCTCATTCATGATAGCTTCACATTGTGCAACATCATCAAAACCAGCAGCCGCCGCAGTTCTTTTAACGACTAAAGTTCCTTGATTAGCTGCAACATTCATAACAGATATGTTAATATCAGAAGCTAATTTTTGCTTAGCTGCATCGCCTAATCTTTTTTCTTGCAAAGCATCGTTTAAGTCGTTAGCGTCCATAATCCAAGGAACAGATTTACTAATATTAATCTGTCCAGGAACCGCTAATTGTGTATTGTCATAAAAATTTGATGTTTGATCAGTTCCGTCAAATGATTGAGCAATATAAGGCATTGGTCTCCATATAGTATTATTTGCTCTTTCCATCATTTGTGCATTAGTGCGGTATTTTGAAACGTTTCTAGATAGGACAAGAGCGTCATTAAAACCCTCTAAAATGTCTTCAAACGCAACTCGTTCCTCTTTCGAAAATTCGTTACTCATAATTGTCTCCTATTTCTTATTTCTAATTTTCTTTTTATAAGCTGAAACTTTAGTATAATCGCCTGTTTTTTCAGCTTCTTTTCTAAGCCTATCAAGCTCTTTACCTACTATGCCAGAGGTACTTGCACCACTAGATAATATTTTTTCAGGTGTAGGCTTAGATTTTTTGCTTTTTGTCATTTTCAATTTTGTCTCCAGTTTAGCAATAGCTACAGCATATTTAATGGGGTCTTTTATTTCAGAAAGTTCTTTCAACTTTTTAGAAGATTTTCCAAGTGCGTACACCAACAAAGCCGGATTTTCTGCACCTTGTACAATGATTCCTTGTTGACTAACTGAGAGTACGTTTTCAACGTTAGTTTCTGCCTCTTCATAATCGGGTAAATTTAACTCAGCTTTATTTGTATTATAGCTGGACAATTTATTTTCCCAATCTTGTTTTTGTGCTTCTAACTCACGTTTTTTATTATTCTGCACCTCATCGAACTTTACCTTTTTAGCATACCATTTTTCTAATTCATATTCAAATTTTGCTGTATCATACTCAAAGGACTCCAATGTAGGTTTAGGCTCTAAGTTAATATCATTATCTTGCTTATCTCTATTTAATAAAGATTCAAGCTCTTTATTTTTTCTTTTAAGCTTTCTATTGGTTTTTCTTAGCTCTTTAACCCATCCCGGAGCTTCTTTTTCTTCTTTTTCAATTGGCTCATCATCTAAAGTAATTTGGATCTCTTCCTCTTCCTCTTCCTCTTCCACTTCATCTTTTTTTTCTTCTGCATCTTCTAACTCATCATTTTCTTTACTATCCTTTTCAACATCAATTTTATTTACCTCTTCGGATGCTGTTTTTCCTTCATCTAACGCTTCAACTTCGTCTAAATCAATGTTTTCTTCGCTCAAATTATCAAAGCTCATTTATTAACTCCTTCTCAGATCATTGTCTGGATTAAAATTAGCGGTTGTTTCTAATGCTTGAACAGCATTGACCGCTTGTTCACGTTCTTTTGTGCTGATATCGGAAATTGTCTCGATTGTTTCAGCCTTTGTTTTTTCTGTTTCAGCTTGCGTTTCTTCAACTTTAGCCATATTTAATAAGGTATCTGCTTGATTTTTTTGCGCTTTTGCTTGCGCTTCCATGGCGGCTGCTTGTAAATACTGAGTATTAGCATCTGGTATTTGATTTTCAGCGTTTTGTTTCATTTGCTCAAGCTCTTCTTGATTAGGCTTCACCGCTCCAATGCTTACTAATCGTTTTCTGAAATATTCTCTTACTTCCTCAATCCCTTCACCTTCCATATTCATCATAGCCATAGAAGTTAAAACATTTTGAGTTTCTGGGTCATTTTGTGTAAGCATCATCATTTGTGTAAGTGCGTTAACAGTTGCCGCTCTTCTTGAATCTGAAGATGGACCAACAGAAACCATTACACCCATATTACAAGAACTTAAATCATTTTGATATTCAATCTCACCAGTTTCTTGATTCATAAATGGTTTTTTAATTTCGATCGAATCAATTTCTTTTTGAGTTCCAATAATTTTCATTTTACGCCCTTGATCAACATATAGCTCTTTAGCCATAGACAACCAAACTTCACCAGATCTTTTTATTGCCTTAGCCATATTTGACATATAAATATAAGTTTGCATATCAATTTTATTTTGTATAAGTTCAACTGCTTTTCCTGATATATTTGAAACTATATCTTCATTTTGTTGCTGATTACCTAGAATCTCTTTCATATCGTTATCGGTTAAAGAAAGTAATGCTGCCATCGAAGGCGGAATATTAGCCACTCTTGTATATCCTAGTGGTTGCGCTGGAATATCGTTCCCCTCTTTATCTGTCATAGGATTAAGCAGCATATAAGGGTAATTTTCTATATTATCATCTTGCCAATAGGTTTGAAGCCCTGCGACTTGCTGAGGTGTTAAAATTGGTTTCTCGACCGTAGAAAGTGCTGATATTTCAGCAAGCTTTGAAGTTTGCATATTTTTTAATCTTTGAGAATCTTTACAAAGCCTTACATGTCCCATACAACGCTCAATATTATCAATAAACCATCTTTTTCCATAAATAGGTATAATTGGGATATTTGAGCCCGCAATATAACCTTCATCTGAAAGTATTTTGCCGCCTGACATAATATATTTATGGCAACGCCTAACTTTTATTTTTTTCTCTCTAACTTTTCTACTGCCCATCGCTTTTAGTTTTCTTTTTAAAGAAGCGTCATTTTCAAAATCTTCTTTGGTATAATTAGTTTTTTCACCGTCTAAAGATTCATAAATTATTCTAGTTTCAAATTTTTCTTCTATCTCGTAATACTCTGCGATATAAACAATGTCTGGTGTATCCCAATCAAATTCATCTTGAGTAATTTCTTTGTTCCAAGTTTTTGGATCATCATCATAGGTATCTATATAAGACTGCTTTTCCATCGAAGTAATAACAAAACAAAATTTTGCATCTGCTTTATCTTGTCTTTTTGCATTTAAATCAAAAAAAACGGATGAATCGGCGTCAAAGATAGGATTAAATTTAATTCTTTGATTTTCATTTTCTTCATCTGTATCATCCTCATATTGAGCGGTCAGGCGAAAAGCACCCATTCCACCACCTACAGCCTCCTCAAATCCATTGTCATACGCCTCGTCAGCTACACTATCAGCCTCATCGGATCGATATAAACCATTAAGAGCATCACTTAACTTATCATTTTTAACACCATCTTTTGGAATAAATTTAACGGTTATTCTATTATTCCTATATTCATTAATAATTTTAATAACTGACAAGTGAATTTTATTAATTTCAAATTTAGGTTTATTGGCAAATTGCTCCCCTAGTTTGCCTTCCCACATAGCACCAGCAATTGAGTAAAAACGTCTATCCTCAAGGCATTGCTTTCTTTCACTTCTAACAGCTGATTGAATACGATCAAAATTAAGTAACGCTTTTTGATGGATATCATTTAAATTATTTTGTTTATTCATTACCAATGGCTCCTTGTAGGCAGTGGCACCGCTTTTAGTGGTTCAGCTGCAATTTTCTTTCTAGAGGCTTCACAGGAATAACGTAAGGCATCAATAACATGATTTTTCTTATCCTCAGGAACTCCAGTTATCTTTCCGGTAAGCCTATCAATTTTATATTTATAATTCTTTAACTCATCTATAGTATGCTTACATCTAGGATGCACAATAATATCAAAAGACT